AGCGTCCGACGGAGGCTGCTTCTGACGATACGAGAAGGGCGCGTTGCGGTTCTTGTGGGTTCCGTTGACCCCCCAATGGATGAAGGCCGCGTACGGCAGAGGACTCCCGAAGGAGACCTTGCCGCCGCTGATTTTGTACTCGAGCGATTTTTGAAGAGAGCGTGAGGCTACGCCGTAGCTTCGATTTTTCCCGATTCTACGGGAGCCGAGGGTACGTTTCGCGGCGTTGTTGACATCCTCCGCAAAGTCCTTTAGTATCTGCTCGAAGAGGTTCACGAGTGCTCGCGAGCGTAAAGGATAGTGCGGTCAGTCGTGCCCGATACCTTCACCTCTTTCACAGGGAAGGGGAGGAACTGGCAAGGCTGTGTCGCGTCAAAGTTGACGACGACCTCGGCACGGTTCGAACCTTCCACCAATCGGAAGTTGATGACGTGAGCTTCGTTCGTGGTGATGGTTAAGTGGTCGCCCACCTTGTAGCCCGTACCAGCCCCGTCGCAATTCAAGACCGTCAACACCCCATCGCCGTCAAAGGCATAAGCAAAGGTGGCTCCACTTCCATCGCTGTCGATGTTGGTGGCTGCAATAGAGCTACCGACAGCCGCTCCGGTGTGCGTGGGGAGACCGTTGGAGATGCCGGGAATTTGCGAGGGGGGAGAGACGACGACCAAAGGCGCGGCGTATTCGGTGCCGGGAGGTACGACGGTGACCTCCACGTCGACATCAGCGGCGGAGGCGATATAGGACGACCCGACGGGCAACTCTTGGAAGCCGTCGCTCGCTTGAACGGTCAAGGATCCGTTGAGGTAGTAGTTCATTTTTTGGTGGATTTGCCGAGGATGACGGCGTTGAGGATGCGCTTGAGGAGGTCGACGATACGATCGTCAGCTTCCGTTTCGGTGATGGCCGTGATGGTACCTGCGGCGGTGATAACGGCGAGGGCGATTTCGGCCCAATGTTCGATGAAGAATTCCATGTGTGGAGTTTAGAGAGTTTCGGGTTCAGGGAACCAGCCGTGGTCGACCATGTATTGGTAGTCGCGTACGGTGGCCGTGCTTGGAATGATTTGTCCGAAGGTGATGCTCGTGTTGTTCTCGATGAGTGCTTCGAGTCCTGCCTTCTCTTCGGCGGGCACTTCGGGGAAGGCACTCACGAGGCGCGTGAGGTCTACGTCGGGCGAGCAGTAGATGACGAAGTCAAGGTCTACCTGTAGGGCGTACTGGCCCCCTTCGGGTGTCGTGATGTCGAGGACTTCGCCCGTGTCAGGGTCGAGGGTGACGACGGGCTCGGGGTTGTCAGGGTGTGCGATGACACCGAAGACGATGCCGTCGGCTTTGTATGGTTGTTGCTTTGCTTCGGGTGCGGTGATGTTGTAGAGTTCGCGCGTGATGAGTTGGGCGCGCTCTTGCGACGTGAGTTCGTCGTTGGGGAGGGTTATGATATAGCTCATCAGTAGATGTTGTAGTGCTCGTTGATGTTGTCACGGATGGCCTCACGATTTGCCGATTGGTCCGAGTTGAACATGATGACCTCTTGGATGTTTCCGATATACGCCTGCAACGCGTAACTCTGCGAGCCAATGGTCTTGGTCATGGCTGAGGTGTCGGACACCGATGCGCTACCCGTGACGCCTGTGTTGTCGTTGACGTAGTTGCCAGCCGTCGCGCCGTCAAAGGTCAAAATCTGCACCGCTTGGTCTCCGTCGAAAGTGGTGAACGAAGAGTCGTCGACGTTGGTGTTGTCAAACCTTCCTCGCATTACACCCGGTGGAACTTGATGCCGGAAACCTGTGTCGTTGTCACTTTGAACGCATAACGGATAGGTGCGACCGCTGAAGATAGCCGCCGTCAACAAGCCCGAAGAGTAGTCCGTGTCTGCTGTGCTTTCAAGATATTTGACACCAGAGGGTGAATTTAAGGTGGGTTGGCCGTTTAGAGTCCTGATAACACCAGCATCAACGATGCGGAATTGATACGCAGTAGTCGTCTGCGACATATCGTTGCCCTCCTGCCCTTGGTCGTACCATACCTTCACGAAGCCGTCGGTACCTGCGCAGAACGCCTCCAGCGTGGCCGTATCCAACGACCCGTCGCGGTTGAAGTAGATGTCGAGCTCGTCGTTGTTCGAATCCCTCCGCACACGCACCGCTGGCCCCGTATAGGACGACCGCAGGCGGCGGAGAGAATAGGCGGCCGCCGCTCCCTCGTAGGTGTCCAAGAGGTAGGGCGTAGGCTTCGGGAAGACGTAGCGGCTGCGCTTGTCCAAGAAAAGGACCGTGCGGTCGGTGAGACCCTCCACGCGCATCTTGGAGACAGGGAACGGGATGGGCTTGTTGGGCTTGGCCGCTCCCATGCTGACCGACACCGTGGCGGCATTGCTTCCCTCTACCAGGCGGAACTCGATGGTATGTCCTTCCGTCGTGTCGATGGAGAGCTTGTCCCCGACCTTGTACCCTGACCCCGCGCCGTCGGCGGTGAGGGTGGTGAGGACTCCGAGCGTGTCGAAGTCATAGGCGAAGGTGGCACCCGAGCCGCTCCCTGTGATGGTGGTGGCGGCGATGCCCGACCCCGATGCCGCGCCCGTATGGGTGTGGGTTCCGTTGCTTATGCCGGGCACTTGGTTTTGAACGCGTCCGAAGGCACTCCAGTCGCGCGTCACGGCCGAGCCGTTGGTGGGGATGTAGGCGGTGGCTGTGTCGCCTTCTTCAAGCTGTGCTCCCCAAAACAAAATTTCTCCGAGTACGTTGCCGTTTCCGACATAACAGGAGTAGGTGTCTGTGGCCGTGGCTCCAGTAGTAAACTGTACCTCAATTCGTGTCCAGTCGCTTGTGTTGATTAGGGCCAAGTAGGATGTTTGAGAAACCACGTCCGTTGCCGTGGTAGCATTATGAATCCGATAGTTTGCGGTGTCAGCATCAATGTTTTTTGCGTAGAAGCTAAAAACGTAATTCGTGTTTGCTGACAACGTCTGGGGCACGGTGCGCAAAATCCTAAAGGCGCTGGTCGGGCTATCCCAGCTTGTCGCGGTCGTTGTTCCGTCGGGGGCAGTTGCAGCGTTTGCGGTCACGGTCGCTCCGAGGATGTTTTGCCATTGCGTGAAATCCTGCGAGTCCGGCAAGAGGTTCGTCCGTGGGATGAAGAGAGGGGCGGCGTATTCCTTCCCGTCGGGGACTACCGTCACCGCGAAGTCGTTGTCCTCACCCGAGGCGAGGTATCCATTGACCGTCTGTACGTCGGACGTGGCATTGCCCGTGAAGCTATGTCGGAGTTTCCAGTTGTTCATGAGAGTGGTGTGTTGCAGGAGTCGTAGGTGTAGGGCACCGCGATGGCGATGTCGAGGAGACACCCTGCCAAGACGTTGGAGGTGGTTTCTTCGAGAGGGGTGACGCTGGCCGAAGTCACGTCGTAGTTGTATCCGAACGTGAAGATGATGCCCCCCGTCTGGATGTCGGCGAGGATGTCTTCGGCAATCTGCTCGGAGTCGCTGAAGGACTCTTTTTGGTAGTCGACCTTGTCCGTTGCGCTGGGGGGTAGCGTCAAGATGTAGACCTCGAGGTTGTACGTCTTGGTGCGTTCCGTGTTGTAGTCCGCTCCCGTGTACACGAGATGGACGAGGGGGTAGCGTTCGAACTTCTCGAGGTCCACGTCGGCAGGGCTCCCGTGGGAGAACGTCTCAATCATAGGGTGCGAGGAGCAGAAGGTCTCGAACCGTTGGACGATGTTGTTGTAGGTAATCATGCTTTACGCTTGTGGTCGAGGTCCTTCAGGAAGGCGAGGTGGGTGAATAGGTGTCCGATGGGTGAAGCCGTGACCGCATCCATTTTGAGATAGTCCTCGCCAGCCAAGGAGTAGAGGACGGGGTACCAGCCCCATTTTGTAGCAAATTCATCGCCTCCCTCGTCTTTTGAATCAAAGAGGACCGCAAAGTGTTCAGCAGTTCGGTTTCGGTAGTCCAAAAAAAAAGGAGTGCACCCGACACGAGGGGCGCGGGCATCTCGAGGAAGACCTCTTTGTCCTCCTTGGCCGTGTATGGCAGGATGGTGTACTTGTCGCCCCACTTCCTGTCCACGGGTCGGTAGAGGATGCTCATGGCTTTGTGTGCGTGCTTCCAGAAGTCGGTCGTGCACTCTTCCATGTCTATCCACTCGCCCGTCGTAAACTCCTCCCAGTTCGGGATGAAGCCGTACTTGATGCCGTTCAGTTCGATGACTTCCTTGTGTTGGGCGTGCTCCTTGGTCAGGAGGTACGAGAGGTGCGCGTCGGCTTCGGTGACGAGCTTGTGGGGCATCTCTCGCAGCTTGGTGGTAGGTACGCCCGTGACCGCCGAAACCCGCTTGACAGGGTCGGTCTCCGATTCCAAGGCCATGAGATGACCAAGAGTAAGATCGGCAAAGTGGGCGGGAAGGCGAAGCTCCATATTCTTATAACTCATGGGAGGGTGTTTTCTGAAGTTATCCGAGGGCATATTTCCCGAAGTTCGGGTTGGTCTGGTTCCACGTGATGGCATACCGTGAAGCATCTATGAAGTGGTTGAAGGCATCCACGGGTTCGTTGAGGTGTCGCCCGTTCTTGTCTTCCTTGTACTTGTAGTTGCGGAACTCCTTGATGCCGTTGACGCTTCGCTCGGTGATGAACAGCGGACGCGAGCGGAGGAAGTCGATGCCTGCCCGCACGGAGTCCGGCCCCTTCCTTGCGGGGTGAATGTTGAACCCGTGCCCGTGGATTTCGTCGATGGACTTGGGTTCGGCGGAGTCGGCCACTATCATGGCCTTGCCTAT